GCTTTCCCCACATATCAACGCCCGAACGCGACAGAAAATACGCCCAATTTTTTCAACCTGTAAAAAACGAAATATCAACCTAAACCGGATATGTCTAAGAAAAGCGAAAACCAACTGACAAAACCAAATCCCAAGAAGAAGGGATCGAGGGGACCTCCTGCATGGAATCCAGATTTGGAAAAGCTGCGTAGCATGGGGGCGCTGCAATTAACGATGGTTGAAATCGCGGCGTTTTACGAGGTGACTGTAAATACGGTTTACAAGGAGGCGGCTCGAAATCCTGAATTCAAAGAACTGATTACCTCATCTCGGGCGAGGGGGGTGATCTCGATAAAGCGGATACAATATCAATTAGCGATGGCTGGCGACAAGACGATGCTGATTTGGTGGGGCAAGCAGTATTGCGGGCAGAAGAATGTTTTAGAGGTCGAAGAGAAGCCAAAGGAAAACCCGCTTGAGCGATTTCGGACTGAGGCAAAAATCATCGACATCAGCTCAGGTTGAACGAAGTTTCGAAATATGCGGCCTCTGTTTTGAGCGGGGAGATCCTAGCCTGCCATTGGGTTCGCCTGGCGTGCCAGCGATTCGTTGACGACTTGAGCAAACCAGGTCTCGTATTCCTTGAGAAACAAGCTCAGTTGCGATTCGACTTTTTCGAGAAAGCGCTGACACTGGAAAACGGCGAGCCTTTCATTCTTCCGGATTGGCAAAAGTTTATCGTTGGGAATCTGTATGGCTGGTTCACGAAAGACGGCAATCGGCGTTTTCAGCAGGCCTTAATTTTGGTCCCTCGCAAAAACGCGAAATCGACATTGGTAGCAGGTATTGGGATCGCCTCTTATTTTATGGACGACCGTCCTTACTCTCAATATTACTGTGTGGCGTCCGATCGGGGTCAGGCTACCTTGCTCAAGGATTACGGGGAAGGTTTCGTCAAGCGCTCGCCTGCTTTGGCTGAGACCATCGACATTCTGACTTGGGAGATGCGTAATAAATCGAGTCACGGGAAATGGAAAGCGCTGCACGCCGATCATTCCCGACTTGATGGCCTGAATCCTTATTGGGTCGTTTTCGATGAGTTCCACTCGCAAGAGCATGACGGATTGGACAACGTGATAAATTCGGCTTTCGGATCACAGGCTGAATACATGTATATCAAAATCACGACTGCCGGGGAGTACAAACGGGAAAAGCCATGCGTGAGGCAACAGCATTACGGCGAGCAGGTGCTTGAGGGAACAATCGTTCGCGATAATTTCTTTTTCATCAATTACACGATTGACGAAGGCGACGACTGGACCGATCCGGATATTTGGCAAAAGGCGAATCCGAATTTGGGGATTTCTAAAAACCTGAAATACATGGCTGACCTTTGCCAAGAGGCTCAGGACCTGCCATCGAAGCAGGCGGATTTCAACACCAAGCAATTGAATGTCTGGGTGGAGTCTGATGTAGTCTGGATGACAAAGGAGCTCTGGGATGATAACGGTGGAACCGTTAGAGAAGAAGAGCTGAACGGGCTTCGCTGTTTCGGCGGTTTGGATTTGGCTCGTACTAGAGATCTTTCCGCTTTGGTTTGGATTTTCCCACCTCAAGCTCATCTGAAGAAATGGACGGTTCTCCCTCGTTTTTGGATACCGGAAATGGATATCGAAGAGCGCAGCAAAAACGACCGCGTCCCGTATCAGCAATGGAGGAATGAAAAGCTGATTCAGGCGACCGAGGGAAACGCGACGGACTTCAATTTCATCAAACGGCAGATACTTGAGGACGTTGCTCGGTTTAATGTGCAGGATATTGGATTCGATCGATACCAAGCAGACGAGCTAGTTCAATCGCTGATGCATGAGGGCGTCGATATGGTTTCCTTCGGACAGGGATTTATCTCGATGTCGATGCCGACCGGAGAGATTGAGCGGCTTTGCCTGGCTCGGGAAATGAATCACGGCAATCATAAGGTTTTGGCCTGGAATTGTTCGAACTGCGTTTTGGAAACGGACGCGGCAGGCAATATCAAAATCAGCAAAAAGAAGTCTTACGAAAAAGTTGACGGGATGGTCGCGTTAGCAATGGCGGTAGGTCGATCGATGAGCGGAGACAACTCCGATTCAGTTTACGAAGAGAGAGACATTCGAATCCTATGAAGCAATGCTCCTACAAAACCGCCGGTGAGTTGTCGATAGATCTGCCGTTTTCCGAAAAATACATTCGCGCGGCGATGAATCATCCTGACTTCGCAACGATTGGGACCCGTCCAGCCTATGCAAAGCTCGAAGAGGCTGTCGATTTTTTTACTAATCATAAGGAATTCCGGCTAAAAGCGTCCTACAATCGCGGAATTCGTTCAATTTGAGCCTTAAAGGCACTTAAAGGCACTAATAAGGGCGAATAGAAGGCTTTTAAACAGATTCGAATGCGCTGAGCTTATTCCTTCATGGGATTAGGCAAATTCTTCAAGTCACTGGGATCTGGTAAAGAAAAGCGGGATTTCTCCCTGAAATCGCCAGAAGTTGACCTCGTACAAATGCTCATGGGCGGGATTCAGTCGAGGTCAGGTGCCCAAGTCAGCCCGATATCCGTCATGGGAGTTCCCACCGTTTACGCCTGCGTTCGAAGGATAACCAATACGATCGCAACGACTCCGATCCATTTGATGAGGTCGCGCAATGGGGTTACTGATAAGGTTCCGGCAAATCCGCTTTATCAGCTCATGGCAAACTCGCCCAATCCTTGGATGAGTCCAATTGACTTTATCGACGCTGTACAAAGCAAGGCGACTTTGAGGCAGAACGGGTTTGCCGTAATCAATTTTGATAATGCGGGGCGACCTGCCGAGATTGTGCCAGTTTCTGACAATCGGGCGGTTTCTTGGAAGTTCGTTGCCGGTCGCCTGCAATACAAAATTTTAAACAAAACCTACGATCAACGGGAAATCATTCACATCAGGGCAAATGCATCTGACGGGATCGAAGGCTCCGACATCGTTTATCTTCTTCGAAATTCGATTGGCCTTTCGATTGCTTTACAGGATAACGCCGCCGATTTTTTCGCGAATGGCTCTCGTCCGTCCGGCGTTTTTAAGCATCCTGGATCTCTTGGCGATAAGGCATACGCCAGGCTCAAGGCATCCTTGAATAAAAAATGGGGCGACTCAGACAATCCGGAGGGCATGAAGGCATACGAGACGCTTTTGCTTGAAGAAGGATTGGACTATCAATCGGCTCGGCACACGAATCGCGAATCGCAGATGGAAGAAGCTCGCGTCCATCAGAATAACGAAATCGCGCGGATTTTCGGTGTTCCACCTCACAAAGTCGGAATCATGGACAAGGCGACTTTTTCGAATATCGAAGAGCAGTCGCGTGAGTATATCCAAGATACTATCATGCCTTGGGTTATCCGATGGGAAATGGAGCTGAACCGGAAACTATTAACACCAGCGCAATTGACCAACGGATTTCATTTTCGATTCAATTTGGATGCTCAATTGAGAGCTACACTTTCCGACCGTTACACCTCTTACGAAAAAGGAATTCTGAACGGCATTATCAATAAAAATGAGGCACGCGCAAAAGAGGGCCTTCCGCCTTACAAGGGTGGAGACATTTTCATCGAGCCTCTCAATCACGCACCGGTTGGATCTCAAAAAGACTCCAATGATGAATAAGCATGAAAATTCAAATTAACAAAATAGAAACTCGCGACCACGACTTGGCATTAACTGATGACGTGGAAATTCGTCAAATTACTGGAATTGAATTACGCAAGGACGAGAAAACGAACGCGGTTACACTTCGAGGATATGCAGCCGTTTTCAATTCGGAGTCCGAGGATTTCGGAGGCTGGCGCGAAGTGATTGATCCAGGAGCGTTCAAAGCGGATTTGGACGAGAAGAAAGATGTCCGAGCAATGATCGGTCACGATACGGGCCGCATCATCGGTCGCAGCAAATCAAATACGCTGCGCATGAAGGAGGACAAAAAAGGATTATCCGTTGAAATCACTTTGCCGGATACGAATGACGCGCGAGATTTGGCGGCGAATATCAGC